CACTTTTATTTCTTCCAAACCATCCTTGAACGGTTTTAGATTCCCATATTCTTACAATTAAATAACCTGCGGTTAGTAGCTGAATAATCAACGGAAGATTTATATAATTCATAAAAGTACCTATTCCTAGTGTTACTGCTGATCCATCAGCCATTGTTTTTAAGTCGTCCATATCTTTTCCTACCATTTGACTTTATTTGCCCAATAAGCTGCTGACATCTTACCCCGCTTAATATTCTTAGCGTGTCTTGCCTTAAAGGATTTACGTTTTGCTTTCATGCGTGCAGATTCACCTTTTTTACGTTTACCTGCTGTGCCTGATAGCGTCCCAACTTTTTTCCCTTGTTGTCCAAAACGAATAATTTTCTTTTTGCCACCTTCACAGGCTTTTACAACGTGGGATTTTTTGGGGTGAGAAGGAGTACGCCTTGGCCTATTGCAAGGCATACTTTTTTTATTTAACTTCTTAGCAGCCATTTAAAGACTCCTATCCATGAAATATTGTTACACCATCACAAGCAGTTAAATCTAAATATACATCTGTTTCAAACAGTATCCCATTCTCAGGAATATTTAATGAATGTACATCGCCTGTTGTGTAGGTAAGAGATAATTTTGTTGTGCCACTAGAGCCACCGTCTTTTAAAACAACCGCTGGGGAACCAGATGCAGAAGTATGTACTACTAACTGTTTTACTCTAGTTCGTCCACTAACGAATGTCCCATCAGAAGTCCTAGTAACAGCAATTACATCAGACATTGCCATGAGTTACTCCTTATGCAGTTGGTGAGTCAGAACTTAGACCAAAGAACTTAAGTGCAACAACAGCACCGCCTGTACCTGCGGCACCAGAAATTACAATCTCAACCTCGTCTGCTGTTTCTGTAGCAGCAGTAGTTGTGCCACCTGACATACCTAAAACACCATTACATGGGAAGAAACCTTTAAATCCTGTGCTATTAAGAGCAGCAGTAATACCATCAACATATCCATCAGTATCAGCGTCAGTGCCAATATCAACTAAGTTAACTGCATTAGTTGCGGCAGTTGTTACAGTAATAGCTACACCCATTGGTATAAAATTAGAAGGTATACCAATAGAATCTTCTGTAAATGCTGTACCTGTAGCAGCAATAGTAATGCTTGTTGAGTAAGTAGACAGAGTCATATCGCTAGTTAAAGCGCCTGTCGAAGAATTTTTAATTATTGATTTGAATCCATTCTCAGAACGGACTGCACCTGAAAAAGTAGAATTTGCCATTTTATTTCCTTTTGCAGAAGGTTCTCTTTACTATCTCTGCAACGTCTGCTAGGTCAGTTAGTAAAGATGATTTATCCTAGAACTAATACTTCTATCATATACCTATACGTAGATATAATCAACCAAAAAAAAGGGCCTAAACTTGCGAATAGGCCCAAACTCTAGGAGGAAGTAGAGTTACTCTGGAGAGAGTTCTTTTTAAGCTCCTTGTGAACCCCACATACCTAATGGGTCAGACCAGCCGAAGCTGTATCTTTCACGAGCTTTGTATCTAGCGTTACCTGTATCAAAGTCTCCGTCCATGCTTGTTTGCATTGGAGTTCTGACAAAATACTTCATACCGTTAGGAACATCAGTCTTCAAGAACCATGCATCAGTATCTGTTAAGAAGTGATTCACAGTGTAACCTTGAGGAATAGCTCCCATTGATCTAACTGCATTGATGTCATTGTCCGCAGTTGCAGTTCTAAGCTCAGTCTCTAAAAGTCTTGTAGCAACAAACTGTAAGTTTGGAGGAACGATCATCTTAAGTGGTCTAGATGCGATTAGTAAACCTCTCTCATCTGTCCAACCAGCGATCTGAATAATAGCAGCTTCTAGTGAAGTTTCATTCAAGTCAACATTAGTTGAAGGCTCGTTTGAGTTTGTACCACCAGAAACAAGTGGGTGAGCTGTAGAGAATAACTCAACGCCATCACCACCTACGTAGCTATTGTTGAAGCCATTATTAAGAACTGCGGCACCTTTAACTTGCTTTGTATACGCCATTGCTCTAGCAAGAGCTTTAGTGTATCTGCTTGATAAGCTGTCATACAGATTATCTTCCATAGCTTCTTCTGTAATTGAAAATCCAAGAGCAATTGTCTCATGGTTGTATCTAGCAGACCATGCTTCTTGAGCATTGTCATAAGATATTGCTGCACCTTCGTCTTTAACTGGCGCTGCACTGAAACCTGAGAGCTTTACTTCTTCCTCAAAACTTCTTTCTGAAGATTCTTGGTCAAAGATTTCTTTATGCTCTTCCCCATATTTTTGATACTCCAAACCAAATAAGGCATTCAAACCTGGTAGGAGTTCCTTTAATAATTGTGCGCGTGATATAGCCATTATTTATTCTCCTTAAATACCAGTACCGTTAGTATATGCATGAGACTTTTGGTTAAACTTAACTAAAATATCTGTATATGCATCACCAACTTCTGAGGTTGTTGAATCTACGAAACCAATGATTTTGAATGCAATAGTATCTGTTACTGCGATAGCTGAAGCATCTGCTGCCATTGTAGAATTACCTGTAGTTGTGCTACCTGCTGTAGGGTTAACTACAGGAATGTTGATACCTAATGCAGACTGAGCTAATGTATCGTCAGCTTGAATTTGGAATACAACACTTGGGTCATCAACTACATAAGCAACAGCGTCATCTGCCACTGTGCCTGTAGGCCAATATTGCTTAAATGTTTTTTGTTTAGTATTTGGGTCTGTGAAAGCACATCCGACAAATACTCCAAGTGTACCGTTAGGGAAAGAATCAGCATCTGTACCGACTTCAGATACAATATCTATTGTACCTGCAGCTAAAACTGAAACTACGGAACCATTGAAGATATTTGCAGCATGTCCAGACGCAATCTTTACCTGACGAGTGGAACCAGCATAAGGCTGACCACCAATCAAATTAACGGGTTTTAAACCGTAAGGTTGGGCTGATGTTGCCATAATAAACTCCTAATAGTTATTTTGTTCCACGGGAAACAGTCGAACGTTTATCACTAAAAAGCGGCATACGAGGATTGTTTTCCCGCATAAAATTATTATCTACCGCCTGCATCTGTTGTGAGTTTTGATTAGCATAATACTCATTTCTACTCTCAGCAGTTTCAGATGGTATCTTACAAAGTAAAAGTCCACCAGATTCGATGTTGCCATCTTTGTTACCATTAAAACCATACTGGGTAACAATCTCTGGATGTTCTTCTGCTTTTACTGGTTCCCAACCTTCACGAAATTTGACTGAAACATTTCTGTCATCAGACTGCCCTAATAATGAAATTCTTACCCAACGGAATCGAAATCCATCTTGAGGCTTTGGGTCTGGTAATTGTTGAGGTGGAACCCAGTTTTTTACACGAGTTGTTTTTTCTCTTGTGTTTAACTCTCTATCTTTACGAGGCATTATAATCTCCTTTATTAATTAGTTGTTTAGATGGGCTACTTGTTTTGCGTACTCTTCTAGAGGTACACCCAATCGTTTTGCTATACTCACTTGTGTTTGAGTAAGTCTAATCTTCTTGGAAGAAGGGGCCCGTTTGACAGGAGCAACGACATTAGGCGTGCGACTTTTAGTAGTAGGTTCTTCCGTAACCACTTCAGTCGTGTCATCAATCTCCTCACTACCTTTATTAAAGTAGCTTGGAAACTCTTGCCGAAGCCTAGTGTCTATTGTCTCGTAATATTTATCTGTGCGAGGGTCAACACCGCTTTCGACTAAATCCTGGTGTATTGCATATGCACCAGCAGTCATAACTTTATTTTCCCCGAACCACGGATTCTTCTCGAACCACGCAGTCGCTTTTTCATCAGGAGCGGGTACTTGATTACTATTATATACCTTATTTGAGTCGTTTTGTAAAGTATTTTCGGAATTTTCATCCTTTTTATACTTCGGTTGGTACTCTTTCCACTTGTTTTTAGCAAGTGTAGCCTCAGCTATTCTAGACTGAGCATCTGCCATATTCTCTGCGTTACCATCTTCATAGGCTTTTTTATACGCATCCATAGCTGCCTTATGCTCTGCTTCTGCTCTAGCTTTAGCTTCAGTTAGGAGAGTATCTTCACCTTTAGATAAATTCTCTCTTAACCTTTTATTTTCGTCTTGTAAAGACTTAGCATAGTTAAAGGCTTCTCTTGCTTCTTTTTCTTTCTTCTCCTTTATCCTACGTTCATCGTGATATCGTTTAGTTAGTTTCTCTATACGATTTTTTACTTTACCACTATATTTGTCTAACTCATCAGGGGTAGGTTCTGCGTCACCATCATATGGTTCTACATTCTTATCCTCTTCTGGAGTATCATCAACAATTTCATAGTTAGATTCAGTTTCTTTAGCCTCAACTTCTTGAGTTTCTTTTTCTTGCTCTGCCATAGTTAACTCCTATAATGCACGTGAAAAGCCACGTGGGTCTGCAACAACACCTTCAATAGCGTCATCGTTTAACATTCTAAACTCTTCCCCGTCTATATACATACGGGTTCCAGAATAAGAACGCATTACAACAAAATCTCCTTCTTTACACCAAGCTCCATTAGGAAACTTCTCTTTATCCTTATAAGCATCGGTGCCTAAAGATATAACAAAACCAACATTTGCAGCATTAGTCTCTTTTTCTATAGTGCTAGAGGCTTTGATAATACCACCTGATGTTTTTTCTTCTATCTTCGGTAAGGCGACTAACATTTTATAACCTGCTGGTTGTGGTAGTCTGAGAGATTTATCTTTTAATTCGTCAACTCTTTTTAAGGTACTGTCAACGTCTATACCATTGCTTGTGACTGCTGTAGTCATTATATATCCTCACTTTTATTTGCGGCATCAATTAAATCAAGAAAAGCTCTTTCGGCTATTGCCAACCCTTCTATCACCCCCACAAGATGCCGATATTGTGGAAAGTCCTGTGCGCCGCCTGTCGAAACAGTATCAGCGTAGTCATTCATTAATTTACGTAATTCTTTTTTATATTCCTCCTCAATACTCATTAACTCCCCTTATTCATGTTTTTAACGATTTCTGAACCAAGTTTAATACCTTCTAACTCAGTATTTTTCTCTTCTTTAGCTAATTCAACCCCTAATTTAGCGCCAGCAATGGCTTTATCAGCCTCAATTTTCTCGTTTTTAAGTGCCGCATCAACGAAATCTTTCTGCTCTTTTCTCTGCTGTTCTGCCTGTTTTAGTGCTAATTCAGCTTGTTTCATCTGAATTAATGGGTCTTGAGCTGCTTGTTGTGCTTGAGCTTGTTGTTGTTGAGCTGCTGATTCTTGTAATACTTGCTGTGATGCTCTAGCCATTAATTGAGATAATTTTGTTTCCATCTCTTCTGGCATTGGTTGATCTGGTGGAGGTAATTCTACACCCATTTGTTTCTCAACCTCACCTCTGTATTGCATAGATACGTGTTCTGCTATATGTGCCATTAACGCACCTTGTATTGCTCTAGCCATAGGGTTTTGACCTATTAATTGTTGTATCTGTGGGTTCTGTAAAGCTGTCATATGTGTCTCAATATGGGCTTTATGATCCTGATAAAGGAATGCTTTAACAGGTTTACTAGTCATTATTGCCATATTTTCAGATACTGGGTCTTTCGGTGTCATATCTTCTGGTGTAGGTACAAGTTTTGCTGCATCTTTAATACCCAATGTATGTAACATCTGCTGATGTAGCTTAGGTAAATCATATAATTGTGGTGCTTGTTGTGCTAATTGAATAGCTGCTTGATACTGAACTACACGCATAGACATAGTTGAAGCATTAGGATCACTAACTGGGATAACTTCTATATCTGCATATTGTTTTACTAATACTGGATTCTCAGTATTATCTTCAATAATATCTTTAAGAAGTTTA